ATGTACCAGGGGAGCGAAGTCACCCCCAAATCTATGTTGGTTGTGCTGTATTATCATCTGAATTACAGCAACGCAGCAATAGTAGCACACTTAAAAGTATATCATTTGCAGCGCCGTTAACATGGGTAATTTATCAGGTATTTCCAGTTGCTAAATATATTTTAGTACTAAAATCATCAGATGAACACAAATATTACAATGCAAATAAAACTCAATTGCAAAAACAATATCATGGCGTTTTTATTCCTTCTCAGCAATCACTCCAAATGTGGAATTATTCCAATGTCAAATATGCTAAAATACTAGGTTAATGCTTATAATGCAGCAACCTAGCAAAAGTGCTACTAAAATATATTGCAAAAACACAAAGAACTGCACGACACAAAGCATAGCACAAAACACATCACAAAAAATGAATAATAGTGATACAACAGAAGAAGATGACCCAACAGGTGGCAATGATTTGCATGATTTCCTAAGCATATCAGTTGGAAATAATAAGGAAACACGCAACTATAAAACAACAGACCATGTGCAGCAATATATTATAACATGTTTCAAATATTTATTAGTTGTAATTATATTTACATGCAATTTTTTAGGATTATCCGTTGCACTAAATTGCAACATTAATGAAGATTTAGGCAAACGTATTATAAGTGGTATATTTGCATTTTTGTTCGGATTCATATATTTATTAGTCAATTATTATACATTTAGAGTGCTAATCAAGGGGAATATTTGCCCTATGAATCCAACTAAATTATTCCCGTTTTTCCCCGATAGTACTACTAATGTTGTTAATGCAGCTGTATTATAAAATTGAATGCATTGCTGTCTATCCACCTATCCACCTATCTACCTATCTACCTACTTACTCCGCAGAGACAAATAAGAAAGAAGCGGACTGTAACATGAGATATAATAGTATATGGCTATCCATAATAGTTACTAAATTAGCAGAATTATGTCGCGCAGTAGTTGCTATTTATGGACAATACATTACATATGCGGATATCATCATATTACTGCAAGAATTAAAATCAGCATGCAAATTCACATGTAATAAGAACTATCAGCGCAAAAAGAGGCGAAAGTATGTAATAGAAAAAGAACGATGTCATGCACGATGTTGGACATCCCAAAGTGTAAAAGGAAAACAATGCAGTAAACAGCGAGTTATTGGTAATTTATGCACGTCGCATCATGCTAATTTAGCACATGGATTATATGCTGCACCAATAACCCCGGAATTATTAGCACATTTTAATTCTCATCATCACCGCACTACTAAAGCTGACGCGCTAATTTAGGAATCAAAGAACTTATATTCATTATCAATTTCTTTCAGTTCAAAATTAACTTCTTCTAATTCCGTATCATCTTCTAATAAATCGGAAATATGTTGTGCTGACATTACTTGTGGCATTTGTTTAGAAAGATTCATCACTTTTACTTGTTTTGTTAGCGGTTTTTCATCTTCTGGTGTAGGTAGTTGCTGTTCACTTGGCATCGCATCGTATTGTGTTTTTGGTGTCACTTTTGAGGATATTGTTGTATCTAAATTCGCAGTGGAATGATGTTGCTGCTTCTCTGATTCTGCAATATCTTTGTGGTTAGTTGGCATAGCGAAGTCTCTGTTGCTAGCATGCAATGCTTTTAATTCTTCGCGAATAATTTGCCGTAAAGTTGCCGTCATTTCTGGTGTAGTTGTTGTGTCGCTATTGCTAGCACTGACATTAGCAATTGGCAACTGCACTGGCACAACATCAGAGTGGGATTGCGAAGTCTCTTCCATAGCCCCCGATGATTGGGTGCATGTATCATCTGATACAGCTGCATCAGCTGTATCAGATACGAGCCGTGGTAATGCTGTTGCTGGGGGTGACGTCGCTCCCCCATGCCCCCCAACAACTGCTGATGCTACTTCTGGTGTATTTAGTTCTTTTTTAATCATTTTCTCTAATTTCTTTAATAGGCTGCTTGATATCTTCCGTTGTTGCATCATCATCAGTAGTCGTAGGTGTATTATCATTATCAGCAGAAGCAGTATCCGCAGCAGCAGTATCGGCAGTAGCATCAGCAGCAAAATACTCTTTAAGAATATGGCGCACTGGTAATTGTTTACGAATTGTATCAACAATACAATGTTCAATAATTGATTCTGATTCGCGCATATTCTTTTGATATTCGTATTTTGATACAATATCACTATATAAATATGGATTCTTCCAAAATTGGCGCGCTAATTCAATATAACATAAATGTAAAAAGTGACTTGCAGCTGGTATTTTAATACTAATTTTCTTTTTAGGTACTGCATTATTAATAATAGTCAATACTTTGATATGCGCAACATATATGACTTTAAGCAAATCCTCAATCCAATCACATTTACTAACTGATGTAATACGTTCATATTCCTTAATAATAATCTCTTGTGACCATTTAGGAATACGCGCTAATAAATCTTGAAATACCATAAGCACATCCTGAGGGCGGTTCTCATTAGCACATATTGTTTTAGCATCAGTATAAATACTCTTAATTCCAAAATACATTGGGTCTCTTACTATATTTATCAATTGTTTAGTATATTCCTCCTTAGCATCAGATAAAATCGCAATACTACTATTGCCCGCTGAATTATCCAATTCCTTGGACTCCACTATATTGCTCCTTGATGACATGGCAAATTAAACGCGCGCAAATTATACTAGTTTATTATTAATTGATTTAATACCATCACTAATAAAAACGAGAGCTAAATACGCAACATTTATCAGTATCATATCTACTGACTCACATTTACACATTGCGAAAACACAATAACAATAACAATAACAATAACAATAGCAATAACAATAGCAATACCTAAATATTATATTTAGACTATATTTAGCCGTGATTAGTACTGGATTGCACACCAAGGGGAATTTCAGTGTCAGGAATATGCAAACCGCCAACTTGTCCTACATTCTCAATTGCAAACCCCGGTTCCAACATCATCTTTTTAGCACTACATCCGCCTCCCTTCTGTGCTTTAGAATTTAATGCTGCTTGCTTATACATACCACCCTTTTGCATTTTCTTTGAATTCATAGTATGTTTATACATGCCACCCTTTTGCATTTTCTTTGAATTCATAGTATGTTTATACATACCACCCTTTTGCATTTTCTTTGAATTCATAGTATGTTTATACATGCCACCCTTTTGCATTTTCTTTGAATTTATAGTATGTTTATACATACCACCTTTTTGCATTTTCTTTGAATTTATAGTATGTTTATACATACCACCTTTTTGAGCCTTCTGCGAATGTGTGGGTTGCTTATACATGCCACCTTTTTGAGCCTTCTGCGAATGTGTGGGTTGCTTATACATGCCACCTTTTTGAGCCTTCTGCGAATGTGTGGGTTGCTTGTGCATGCCACCTTTTTGAGTTTTACGCGAATGTGTGGGTTGCTTATACATACCACCTTTTTGTGCTTTACGCGAATGTGTGGGTTGCTTGTGCATGCCACCTTTTTGCATTTTTGTAGTATTAGGGGGTTGTGCCATCCCGCCATGCATAATATGAACTGCTTCAGCACCTGATAATAAAGATGGCATATTACTATCAGTATCACTGCTGCTACTCATTGCATCTGATGTATTCATTTCTATAATTTGATATTTTTATTAATATTGCATATTTGACAGGCGCTTCTATATAAATACTATAAATGCTGGCAAAATTGAAATTAGTACTAATTAAAAAGTAAAAGCAACAGCAAAAGCAACGCCATCAACGGCACATATAAGTATGGCAACACTGATACCAGAGTGCAGCAGCAGTGGGGGAGTTGTTCCTACATATTATGCACGCAAATACATAAAACAATATAGTGCGCTGTTAGAATATCAAGATGTCCATTTATTAGTAAGTGGCCCTAAAGGATGTGGGAAACTTGCTACTATATTATATTTGCTACAACAAGTTGGCATGTATAATTCTCATGCAACTACATGGAAAGAATATAGTACTAAGTATGATAGTGATACACTCACAAAATTCAAACATACATCGCATGGTATTTACTTACTCAATTGTGCACAATTAACAACTAATGTAGAATATGTTGCATATACTAATAAAATTCATGATTTCTGTCACTCTGCTAAAATAAAGGATACAGCAGCACAGCGTCAAACTACTAAATTAGTGCTGATATTGAGAAATGTGCATGCATTGCCGGCGCTATATCAAAGGAAACTAGCATATAATATTGGCAGCAGTAGCAGTGCAACGTCAGTACTATTCATATTACTCACATCTAATCTCAGCCGAATTACTTCTCAAATTCGGTCACATATTCCCACTATAGTGAGAGTGCAAGCATTTTCACCAATAGCATTCAAAAATCTATGCACTAAACACTTGCATATAGATATTCGTAATAATGAATTAATAACACAATTATATGATATTTATATTGCTAATCAGTGCAATTTGCAGTATACTTTATGCCAATATGCTGCATCAGATGCATCAGCTGCATCAATTGCAGAAGAGTTACATCCCCAAGCAAATAGCACTGATGAACTAGAGAGGCGGTATCCACTACTAGGCACACCTGTGCAATATAAATTAATAATGCCACTTGTTACACAATATAGTAAACTCACAGCAATAACTAAACTAATTGGAGTTCGCAATTATATCATATCGTTATTAGCATTAAATATTGACAGTAATATGATTATCAGAATCGCATTATCAGGATATTTACAACTAAAATCAGCACCATGTCATGAGCTTATTGCAATTGCAGCACAAAGTAGTCAGATGTTAGCGAAATCAGGAAGACATTTACCAGTATTAGAGAACTTTATCTATAAATGTATTAATGCATATTTTTCACCGCGTATTATTCAACTTAAACAATGTATTTAAGGGATATAAGATAATTTGATACAGTGAAAAGAATGGCAGTAATACAAGGTGGTGTTGGGGGAGCGAAGTCACCCCCAGAAGCAGTACCATTTGATAGTGTGTATATAACAGGTTCTAAAAACAAAATATCCAGCAAACAATCACTATTAATTATTCCAATAGTGAAGTTTTTTAATAATCCCGAAAATATGAAACAATTAATAGGATTATTAAATGGGGAAATCTATGGCACAGAATTACAAGCATCATCATCAGCAATATCATTGAGATTAGTAGATTGGTTTGTGACTAATTATTGTAAAAAATACAATATTATGTATAATAAGAACATTTATAAGAAAAGGACGGGGGTATTATCTAATCAATTTGAGAATTACTTTTTCGTGCATGATAATTATAAAAGTCAACTCAAAGAATGCAGTAAAAACAATTTTGACCCATTTTGTCGGCGTGAAAGAGTGCGATTTTATTATAAACCTAATACATATTTCCTAACTACTGTTGGCCAATTGAATTTTTTCAAATGGGCATTGGAACATTATGTAATAGATTATATACGTGATAATCTCAACAGTATAGAACTTGATATGAATGAGGCATTATTAACATATTCTAAACAAGATCGGAAAGCTACTAAAAAAAAAAGATATCCTCCAGCTAGTAGTGATGTTGCAACATCACCCGCTGATGAATTGAAACCTAGAACAAAATCACACAAAATATCATTGACGCGCAACAAGCGAAAAGAACTATCAAGTATGAAAAACAAGTCTTACACCAAATATAGCATTCCTACTGTTCTTACTTTTGAATAATTGTACTTAACATTACGCCACCATTTCCGATTGCTTAACAATCATATTCATCATCATCATCGCTATCAGCAGCGCCGCATGCTCGTTTGCTATGTCCTGTAGCATCCACTTCTGCTGTGGCTGCAGCAGATGCAGCAGATGCAGCTGTATTAGCATATATTGTTGGTTTTTGGGTTATTGTTTGTATTTCTGGGGATGCATCATCTTGTGCAACTTCATAATTTTCAATTAAATAGCGATGTTTGCGATATGTGGTTAATCTTATGCGATTCCAATTGTAGAAATTGCTAAATTCATCCATGATATCAATAATTAGTGGTACATGACTTCTTTCAGTTTTAGTTTTTCTCATAATTCGGCCAATTGATTGTACAATATTCTTTTTAGGTGTTGTCAATATTAAAGTATTCAATGATGGACAATCAAATGCTTCTTCCGCCATAATATAAGTTGCAATTATTATTCGCTGCGCAGCACTTACATTCAAATCACGTTGTTTCATTCCACCTAAATATAAACCAATTGCTACACCATCCCACCCATCTTCTGATGTGCGGCGCGCTATAATTAGTGCTGATATCATCTTCGTTAGCACAGTTATATGATCAAGGCGGCTGCTAAGAAGTAAGATAGTGCGACCATCTGATATTAAATCGGGGATGAGGTTTGCTATGAATTGAGTGCGTGGGGCGAATGTAGTTATATTAGTTTCCATCGCAATAGTGTTTGGTTTATGTCTATAATTTACTACTGCGCGGCAATATGCGGGGGTATTGCATGCAAATAGATAGCGTTTAACAATTGCATCTGGATCATCAGCAGTAGAAGTTGCACCAAAGGATGTTGCTGCATCTGAATAGATAATATTACCCAAATAGTAATAAAATACATTTTCACATCCATCAGTTCTTTTTGGTGTTGCACTGAGACCCAAAGTATACGGAATACACCATTTAGTAAGCACACGACAAAACTGCCGCGCACCTAAATGATGACATTCATCCACAATTACTAAACCAAATTGCTTAAATATAATTGCTGGAAAATCACTATCTTTGCGGGGATCACTGAGACTCTGAATCATGCCGATGACAATATCTTTATTATGTACATCAAATTGTTTCCCTTGAATAAATCCAATACGCACTTGCGATAAGAATTGTGCAGCACGTTCTTTCCATTGATGCGCTAAGAATTCCTTATGCACTAAGATTAATGTTTTAACTCCTAATTTAGCAGCAATATTCAATGCCATGACTGTTTTCCCTTTGCCGCATCCTACAGAAATAATCCCCCCACCACATGGCCGTCCAACTACTGCAGCCATATACTTATCAATTATCATAGTTTGATAGTCACGCAATTGTTCAGTTCCAGCAAATTTAATTGTGACTTTTTCCACATGCTTAAATGCTAATTTATCTGGAATACCAAACATAGTAAGCCCAAAATGCATAGGAATTACTAAATATGGCGGTTCTACATCATCAATGAGTTGGTATAATATGTATGGTTCAACAATATCTGTACTATATCCTTCACATTTGCGAGGTGTTATAGTCAATTTCTTTTTAATCTCAGCGAAATTCGGAATTGAACTACATAAAACACTATATCCCCGAATATTCAACATTGTATGGTGATGGTGATAGTGCTGATGATGATGGGTGTAGAACGTGCGTGTGTGTACTGCAGTTTTTAGTTGATGTGGATATTATAGTAAGTAATAAGTATGCTACATACGCATAAACAATTTTGCTAATTTTGCTAATTTTGCTAATATCACTATTTTTTAATACAAATTTATGAATTTTGCTAAAATTGTTGTATGGCATCTTAGATTAGTATGCTACTCATGCTATGGCAACCAGTGCCACTGCCGCTGCAACTGCGAAGCGCATAGCAAAGGCAACTACTAGAAAAGCACCAAAGAAAAAGACTGGAACATTGCACAGCAACAGCGAATATTACACAGCATCATGGATGCAATACAATCTACAAGGTAACCCAGAACGTGTGTTTCGCACAATGAAACGTGGATTATATGGGGATAGTTGCAAACATTCGGACTGTGCGCCAAGTGGTGAAGTAACTGCATGTACATATTGCTATGCATTTGTCACTCATTGTGTGAGTTGTTGGCGTGTGACTCACATTGGACGTGCACAAACACAATGGATTTGCATCCAAATGCCATACACTTACCAATGCTTGACATGCAACAATAGTGTTGCTATCGCTGCATCTGACACTTCTTAGTACATTGTTGCCACACATGCTACTAATGTAAAACTATGTAAGCATACAATAAATGGTGACTACTATGCAACAAATAAAATTTGCATTGTTATATTTTTTATTTCGCTATAAATTAGCTAACATTATTAGTCATCAGATATGCCACGGCACTAAAGGCGGTGCTATACAGAAATTAGCACGAATGCTTTTAGTATGCCTTTTTATGTGCATAATATGTAGTATTATCGTATTGCATTTAGTCTTTTAGCATTGGTCTTTTAGCATTGGATTTAAAAGATATATATGAGAATAATAAATGAGTGGGAATGGCACTGCATGGATAGTTGTGATAGTATATTTCTTAATAATAACAGGCATTATTACTGCTATTGGTGTGGGAATATGGTATAGCAAAACAGCACACTTTACAGATTTGCAACAATTGGCAACATCACTAAATAAAATCAATAAATACAAAACACTATATCACATGCGCCATGGATAAATATCATATCACATCTGTTTCCGTTAATCTTTGTGACTTGTTCATACAGTCATGTCATCTAATTACGTGCTAATATAACTTGATAATGGATAGAATAGTATGATATTGCTTGTTTCTTTTTTTAATATCTTGTGTAGCTCGCTTCGCTCGCAATGCCATTGCACTTAATTAGTGCTAATTTTATAGAACAAATGTAATTGCTTATTTCTTTTTTTAATATCTTGTGTGGCTCGCTTCGCTCGGAATACCATTGCACTTAATTAGTGCTAATTTTATAGAAAACAGATAAAACTGCATCTTTCTTTTTTAATATCTTGTGTGGCTCGCTACGCTCGCAATGCCATTGCACTTAATTAGTGCTAATTTTATAGAAAACGGATGAAACTGCTATAATAGCGGTTTGTGAATATTAAAAACAAAAATGCTAACTAAATAACCACCATGTATTGCATTTAGTAATATTTAAAATGCAAAAGGCCATAATATAACGATGCAATGTCTGCACAATGCCCGTTTAGCTGGCGTAAGCCATACCACCCATACCACTCATGATGCGGAGAATGTTGTAATTTACGGCATATACCTTCAGTACTTGGGCAACGTTGGCAGTATAAGTGATTTGCATGATAGCATTGTCAATACGGGAGAAGTTGCAAGTACCAGATGGCTGATGTTCCTCCGGGGATAGGGCAAAGGAATACACATAGATATATTGCGCCCATCCTTGGAGAGTTGTGGGAGTAGCACGGGGGACTTGAGTATGATGCTCAAATGGTTGTACACGACGGAAGTAATCAGCGGGGCGCACTGAGAAACGATCATGGCCATTAAGTTGCAGTTTGCATTGAGTGAATGAATCGGATGTAGCACCAGTTGCTGAGATTGCACCACCAGAGAAATTAAACCATGCATTATTTCCGCTTAAAAGAGAATTATGGGTTGCGAATGCCGACCCAGCAGATGTTCCATGATCATTTGTTACATGTACCCAAATTAGTTCCGCTACTGGATGATTAAAGTTCAATGTTACATTTTTAGATGTAGTGTTAGCAGCAATACTTTCATCACCAGTAAATTGCACTTGCTTAATCAGATATTCATGACTGACTTGGGCAAATCGGCGACGTTCATCAGTATCTAGGAAGATATAGTTGACATATAATTTAATGTTAACCGTGCCAGCTGTTAGAGCACCTGTAGATAGTGCAGGTGACATCCATAAGTCATTCAAGTCACGGAATGTCAATTTCAGTTTAACTTCATGATACTGCAGCGCAATCAATGGCAATGCTAGTCCCGGATTAGTATTAAACCAGAATTGAAGGGGAATATATAGGCGCTTAGCAGTTGTTGCATTATTAGCTGTATTAGCGGCGGCTTCCATGTTCTGATCATCATTACCCTGCCAATTTCCAACCATATCATCATATCCTACACGTTTTGAAGCTAGCGTAGATAGTTCAGTCCAAATATTCATCCATTCACCATGCTGACGATCAACCAATGTGCCACCAATCTCAATTTCAGCTGTTTTAACCATAGCATTACCAACACCATAAATCCACCCTGGTACAGAGCCGCCGCCAACAGCAAGTGTTGGCAGCAATACTTCCAAATACATCTGTTGAATCAAGTCCCCATTACGGCTAATTATCGCAGTTACTGATTTCCCAAAATCTGGTGTTCCATTAAATGTTTGTTCAATTTCCTCAGTTGCAAAATTAGTATAGCGCCGATATACAATCTTAAAGAAGGTAATTTGGGGATTAGATGTAAGATAAATATCTTGTGCACCAAAAGCACCTAAACTAACAAGAGCGCCAGACATTCTTTTTTATTGTTATGCAATATTTTTTTATCATTTTCATCCGTAAAATGAACGCACACTATATTACGCACTAATATACCCCCTAATTACATATCGTATCACTCATAAGCAGCGAAGAAAATAAATGAAATTAATGAGATTAATGCATTAAATATAATAGTATTTAAGTGATATAACGGCACTTATAATAATACTGAAAAATATGTTGCATAACTAAGCAAATCTAAATATGTGTAACATTACATTTACACAACAACACCCAAATATAAAAAACTAATAATACACACGCACAACAACTAGAACTTTAAAGACAGCATAGCAGCACTACATCACTGTTTAACTAGCGTAAGCCATACCACCCATACCACTCATGATGCGCAGAATGTTGTAATTTACTGCGTATACCTTCAGTACTTGCGCAACATTATTAGTATAAGTGAGTTGCATGATAGCGTTGTCAATACGGGAGAAGTTGCAAGTACCAGATGGTTGATGTTCCTCTGGGGATAGTGCAAAGGAATACACATAGATATATTGTGCACGTTCGGATAGTACTGCTCGCGGTACTTGAGTATGATGTTCAAATGGTTGTACTTTACGGAAATAATCAGCTGGGCGCACAGAGAAGCGATCATGACCATTGAGTTGCAATTTGCACTGAGTGAATGAATCAGTGTTTGTAACTGCGCCACCTTGAACTGCACCAGAGAAATTGAGCCAGTTATTTGCAGCGCCAATTGCGTGGCCAGCTAGGGTGCTGCCAGCAGATGTAGCATGGGCATTTGTGACATGTACCCAAATTAGTTCCGCTACTGGATGATTGAAGTTCAGTGTAACATTCTTAGATGTAGTGCTTTGCGCGATGCTTTCATCTCCAGTAAACTGGACTTGCTTAATTAGATATTCATGACTGACTTGGGCAAATCGGCGACGTTCATCAGTATCCAAAAAGATATAGTTGACATATAGTTTAATATTAACTGTTCCAATAACTGAAGTATCTGCAATTGCGTTATCAGCAACCCATAAGTCATTAAAGTCACGGAATGTCAATTTCAGTTTCACTTCATGATACTGCAGTGCAATCAATGGCAATGCTAGCCCGGGATTAGTATTAAACCAGAATTGAAGGGGAATATAGAGACGCTTAGCAGTTGTAGCGAGACTAGCGCCTCCTGTAGCTGGTGTAGCATTTTGCTGAGTGTCACCCCACCAATTTCCCACCATGTCATCATACCCAACGCGTTTGGCTGCTGGCGTAGATAGTTCAGTCCAAATATTCATCCATTCACCATGCTGCCGATCCACTAATGTGCCACCAATCTCAATTTCAGCTGTTCTAACTAGAGCGTTACCAACACCGTAAATCCAGCCTGCTAAAACGGGATCACCATCATCGGCATCAGTCAACACAATTGTGGGCATTAGCACTTCCAAATACATCTGTTGAATTAAGTCCCCATTACGGCTAATTATCGCAGTTACTGACTTCCCAAAATCTGGTGTTCCATTAAATGTTTGTTCAATTTCCTCAGTTGCAAAATTAGTATAACGCCGATATACAATCTTAAAGAAGGTAATTTGGGGATTAGATGTAAGATAAATATCTTGCGCACCAAAAGCACCTAAACTAACAAGCGCGCCAGACATGTCTTTTTAATTGTTACATCAGATATTTTCTTGCCTTTTTCAGGGTATTTAAACGCTAGTATATCGCACTCACTTATTCCATTATATAACACTAGCATACGCCACTTCATCTATCACTATAACAGAGAGAAAAATAAACGCGCATGTGTGCAACTATGGGGCTTTTGTCTGAATACAGTAGCAGTAGTAAGGAACTTGACTGCGGATGATAATTGTTTTTAATATTAAGAATACTGATATCAACTAATAAAAAGAATACTTAAGGGAATAGTTTCTAATAGCAGTCAATTGATGTCGCATTTGATAATAGTTGAATCACCGGGAAAGATTGCGAAGATAAAATCCCTATTAGGGGCGCAGTATTCAGTTGTTGCAAGTGTAGGCCATGTTATGGGTATGGATCCTAAAAAACTGGGATTTGATATTGATAATCAATATATGCCAGAATACATTATAATGCCTGATAAGAAGGATATTGTTGCTAAATTGCGCACAGCTGTAGCGAAAGCAGCACGGATATATTTATGTGCTGATGCGGATCGCGAGGGTGAAATGATAGCATATAATTTGCTGACACTTTTAGGATTATCCACAACAGAGACAAATCGGGCAACATTTACTGAAATTACAAAAACAGCAATAACAGCAGCACTCAGTGCGCCACGAACTATTGATATGAATTTAGTGCATGCGCAACAAGCGCGGGCTGTGTTGGATAAACTCATTGGATATAAAGTTAGTCCAGTATTATGGCGGCAATTTCATAATTATAAATTGTCAGCGGGTCGTGTACAATCCATTGTTACTAAATTGATAGTGGAACGCGAAACAGCTATTGCTGCATTTAATAAATCATGTTGTTATCCATTATTCGGTTCTTTTGAATCTGATGAACGGCGCAGCAGCAATCATGGGGGGGGCAATGTCACTCCCAGCAGCAGCACAACATTTACTATTTCATCGGCAGAATGCACTACAGTATTTAGTAATAAAGATACTGTGCATGCTGCAATGGAACAGCAATGTGTGCAAATGTATACGATAACGGATGCTGTGGAATCAACAGCGATAGAGAGGCCATCGCCACCGTTTATAACATCATCATTGCAGCAAGAGGCTAGTTATAAATTAGGAATGTCGCCAACTGTATGTATGAGAACTGCACAAGCACTATATGAAGCAGGATTTATCACATATATGCGCACAGATAGTCGCATATTAAGTGGAGAGATTCATAGTGAAATACGCAATTATGTGAGTGCTACGTATGGTGTTGAACATTATAATTATGTGCAATATGGTGGCGGCAGTAGCGCAGCAGTAATCGCGGGGGGGCATGGGGGCGCGAAGTCACCCCCAGTCATCGGGGGCTTTGGGGGAGCGAAGTCACCCCCAGTGGCACAAGAGGCACATGAGGCATGTAGACCAACACATATAGCAACTATGTCAGCACATGGGGATAAATTGACAGGACAACATGATAGATTGTATAAACTTATATGGCTTCGCACAGTTGCTAGTCAAATGAAACCAGCAACATTCAAAGTATTACAAATCCATATTGCTAATTGTGTAAATGATGTAGCAACGGGTACACTAATTACTAAAAAAGGCCGCAAACCAAAACTAAAACAATCAACTATTGAACTAGGAGTGGATGTAGCAGTAGCAACGGCAGAATCTATATGCCCCGAATATAAATATATAGCTAAATATCGCAAGATTGTATATGCGGGGTTTTTAATGTTATATCCACGTAGCGGTGGTAGTGCTGTGCAAATTGCTGATAGTGATGAGGCCGAAGATGAACAGCAGTCGGGGGGTATGGGGGAGCGATGTTCCCCCCCGCAGAAATATCCAGCGATGGATGTATCTGAAATGCGTGGCATGCGCTTAGTATGCACAGCACTAAATGCGCGAGAGAAGTGGAATAAACCGCCACATGGCAGATATAATGAGGCGAATTTAATAAAGAAATTGGAAGAATTAGGAATTGGAAGACCAGCAACGTATGCTAGTATGGTATCAAAGGTGCAAACACGGCAATATGTGGAATTAAAAACAGTTGAACCACGCATTGTCATAGGATATGCTTTAGAATGGCAGAGAAATAGCAGCAGTATTGGCTTATCTGTAAAAGAAATAGAGATAAAGGTGGATGGGGATAAGAATAAGTTATTCCCGACAAGTTTAGGGGTGATGATATCGCAGTTTTTGGATAAACAGTTTGAGATGTTTATGGATTATAAGTTTACTGCGAATATTGAGGAATTATTGGATAAAGTAGCAGCGGGGCAATATATATGGTGGAAAGTAGTTGATGCTGTTTATCAAATCATTAATCCTACTATTCTCACTCTTAAAACTTCCGCCGCTGCCCCATCAGCTGCTGTATACAAATCATTAGGAATCCCAGCTAATGGGGGCGAAGCAATAAATATCGTGACAACTGCGCGTGGATATGCTGTGTCTCAAGCAATTACATCAGCAGTTGATAGTGCGCCAGTGATACCAACAGCTCTTACTGCTAAAGGGAAACCACGTAAAAGAGTAGCGGCTGTATCAAAGATTAAATATAAATATGCATCTGTAGCTGTAGATGAAATTGATACAATTACATTGGATGCTGCGGCTGCGCTGCTGAGTTATCCACGAAGAATAGGTGAGTATGAGGGATGTGAAATAGTATTAGCGCGTGCGCATAATGTGTATTTGAAGTATAATGGGGCTAATTATAGCATTGATAAGTATATTGCAGCTATGAAGTCTGATATACCCCCTAACAGAACTAGGGGTCAAGGGGGAATTGCTGAGCAGATGCCCGCAATACCCCCTAATTTGCTAGGGATAACAGAAGCTGATGCAATTAGAGTATTACAGTATTATATAGGAGCTGCAGCAGCCCAAACAGCTAGCGAAGTAGAAATTGGCGAGTATAAGGTGAAGAAGGGGCCCTATGGATATTATATTAAATATAATAAGACTAATTATGCATTACCGAAGAAATATAAACAGGATGTGATGGGATTAACAGTGGATGAGTGTAAAAAAGTGATAGACAAAAAAAATAGTACTGTTGGACAGCAACAAGTAAAAAGAAAATGGCGACCACGAAAAAAATAAGATAGTACGCATTGTGGGGGTATACTGTTTAGAATACTGTATAAATAATTATTAGTGTGTAGGTTCTATATCTATAGAGTCATGTAAGTGTTGTTACGGTTGCTGCTATACATAGTACTAGGATTCATATAATCATTATTTTTAGTAGCTGTTTTTTTTTTAGTAGCTGCGTCTACAGTCATATATGTGCTATTTTTAGGTGATGCTGGTAGCGATGCACTTCGCAATTTAAATGCACGTTGCCGCTGCAATGGGCGCTGCACTGTCGCTGCCGCTGTCGCTGCGGATAATGATGCTGGTTTTCGCGATTCTGGTTTATATGCGCTTAGCGGTGTTGACAAAGGTAGCCATAATTTGCTGGATGATGTTCGGCGTGGCGAATTAGTAGCAGATTTTTTATGTGCAGTATGTGGCGGAAGAGGTTGCAATGGCCGTGTACTCGCCCGATTATAAGTATTAGCTGACTGATATATAGGATTTTTATATCGTGGAACTGCAGTAGTACTTAAGGGTGCTGATACCTTATTTGTTCTTTGTTGTGCATTTTTCAGTGCTTTTTTTTGTGCCTTTTGTGCCAGATAGTATTCTTCAAATTGGGACATGGGTCGCGGTTTAGATGAGTTGGTAGTTGTTCTTCCAGATGTACGTGTTTTATCACTTCTGCGTGGCGATAGTGCATTATTAGGTGCTTTATGCATTACTTCATACAGAGGTTGTGTAGATGTAGCAGACACAGGTGCAGAGTTTCTTTGGCGGCGTGGTACATTATAAATAGGTGCAGTAGAATGTCCAACCCTTAATTTAGGGTTTCCTTTTTCATTATGAGTGACATATAGAGGCTGGCTCTGCAATGGCAGTGCTTTACCATTGCGTTGTTGTGCAACTGTTTTCCAATTTTCATATAGTGGTTCTGGTTTACTGGATTGGAATTGTGTGCCACTCATGTTTACATATTGTGCAGTTGCTTTACCATTGCGTTGTTGTGCAACTGTTTTCCAATTTTCATATAGTGGTTCTGGTTTACTGGATTGGAATTGTGTGCCACTCATGTTTACATATTGTGCAGTTGCTTTACCAGATGTAGCTGGGAATCGTTCGCCACTCATGTTTACATATTGTGCAGTTTCTTTACCAGATGTAGCTGGGAATCGTTCGCTACTCATGTTTACATATTCACTATTATTTTTACGTGATTTTGGCCGCAATGATGCAGATTGTTGCACTGGAATCTGTTTAACGCCATTTGATGGCTTCCCCTTTCTGGTGTATTGTAGTGCTGATGATAATGGCCCATTCTTGGATCTGAGAGGCGGTCTGGTACTAATACCTTTTGATTTTGAGGGTGTTTTAGACTTGCGCATAAAACCTTTCCATCCCCATCCCATTATAATTTACATTAATATCATATTTTAATAATAAAGTGATTAAAATGATTATAGTGATTATAGTGATTATAGTGA